GCCATAAAAAGACTGGATATCAAAAGTCCGGACTGAACCGGAGCGAACCGGACTTGATAATACTGTCAACCCCTGCTAAAATTTAAAATGCCGAAGCCCGCAGGAAAGACTTACTCCCTTCATTCCTGCGGGCTTTGTGCTGCCCGGCTGACGCAGAGGATCACCTTTACCGACCAACAGCCTGAATGTACCAGCCGGGTTTCTTTGTTATATCCTGCCGTTCGGATCTTCCGGGCGGCTTTTTGATTTTACGGCAAGAGAGGTGGTGAGGATGACCGACAAGCAGGCGCGGTTCTGTGAAGAGTATATGATCGACCTGAACGCCACTCAAGCGGCCATCCGCGCCGGATACAGCCCCAAAACCGCAAGAGAACAGGCACCCCGGCTGTTAGCAAATGTTAGCATTCAAAATCGCATTGCCCAGCTGCAGGCTGAGCAGAGCCGCCGGACCGGTGTATCTGCTGATCGTGTCGTTCGAGAGCTTGCCAAGATTGCATTTGCCAACGCCAGCGACCTGATCGACCCGGAGACTGCTTCTGTCAAACTGGATGCCTCCCGGGATGATCTGGCCGCAATCCAGTCCATCAAGGTCAAGAGCTTTGGCGAGGACGGTTTGGAACACGAGGTCAAACTTGCAGATAAGCTCCGAGCACTTGACCTGTTGGGCAAGCATCTGGGCATGTACAAAGACGCATCCGAAAAAGAAAATGCCGCTGCTCAAAATAACGACATGCAGACCCTTGCTGATCTGCTGCAGCACCCTGTGCCAGACCGTGACATCAAGGACTTTGAGACATGAACATACCTGCACCTTTTTCACAAAACCAGATGCGTTTCTTCTGGAACTGCTTCGACCACTGGTTCAATGTGGCTGAGGGCGGCAAACGCGGCGGCAAGAACGTGCTTATTACTATGGCCTACTGCACCATTCTGGAAAAGCATCCCAGCAGAATACACCTCATTGCGGGCGTATCCACTGCGACGGCCCGGCTGAACATTCTGGACTGTGACGGCTTCGGCCTGAAAAACTATTTTGAGGGCCGCTGCCGTGAGGGCACCTACCAGAACCGCGACTGTCTGTACATCCAGACTGCCACCGGCGAAAAGGTGGTGCTGGTGTCTGGTGGTGGCAAAGCCGGTGACGAAAAGCTGATCAAGGGCAACACCTACGGCACCGCGTACATCACCGAAGCCAATGAATGCAGCGAAACTTTCATCAAGGAAGTATTCGACCGTACCCTGTCCAGCCCGGACAGAAAGGTCTTTCACGATCTGAACCCCAAGGCGGAGGGGCACTGGTACTACAAGACCGTGCTGGACTTCCACGAAGCAAAGCAGCGCGAAAATCCCGCCTACGGCCTGAACTATGGACACTTCACCATTGCGGACAACATGAGCATCTCGGACGAGCAGCTCCGGGCCGTGCTTGCCACCTATGACCGCAAAAGTATCTGGTATGCCCGTGACATTCTGGGCCAGCGCAAAGCCGCAGAAGGGCTGATCTATGATATGTTTGACTTCACTGCCAATGTCTACACCGTTCCGCCTGTTGCAATGCGGGCCGTTTCCACACGCACAATTGCGATAGACTACGGCACACTCAATGCCTGCGTATATTTGGACATCCTTGACGACGGCGAGACCGTCCGTGTTGATCAGGAATACCGCTGGGATGGCCGCAAAGAACGCCACCAGAAAACCGATGAAGAGTATGCCGACGATTTCATGGCTTTTATGGGAGACAATCCCTGTGCGGCCTATGTGGACCCTTCGGCGGCATCGTTCATCACCGCGCTGCGCCAGCGGGGCGTGTATGTCATGGAAGCCAACAACGATGTGCTGAACGGCATCCGCCGGTGCAGCACCCTGATCTCCAAGCGCCGACTGCTGGTAAGCAAAGCCTGCATCGGCCTGCTGGACGAGTTTGGCCTTTACCGCTGGGACGATAAGGCTGCGCTGCTGGGCGTAGAAAAGCCCGTAAAGGAGAACGACCATGCAATGGACGCACTCCGATATTTTGTAAATTCCCTGCCTGATTGGAGGTTTGAGCATGTCCAGGCGTAACAAGAACCGCCCCGCCGGGAGCGCACAACCGAATACCCTGACGCTGGATGCTTTCTCAAACCCGCTGTTCCGGCTGGGTTACGGCAGCCAAAGTCCGCTGGAAGCCACAAGCTATCCCCTCACCCGCATGACAGGCAACTATGCGCTGCTCAACAGCCTGTACCGGGAGAACTGGGTGGTGCAGAACGTCGTAGCCCTGCTGGTGGACGACATGCTGCGGGAGTGGTACGACCTCAAGGATGCCGCTCCCGATCAGCTGAAAGCTCTGCGTGGAGTTGAACGGCGCACAGGTCTGCGCAGATGTATTTCCACCGGCCTGAAATGGGGTCGCCTGTATGGCGGTGCCGCCGGGCTGATCCTGATCGCCGGGCAGACCGACCTTTCACAACCGCTGGACCCCGACAGCATCCAGCCCGGCAGTTTCCGGGGCCTGTACATCCTTGACCGCTGGCAGGGTATCTCACCGGAACCGGGCCTGACCTTTGAGGGTGGCGAGGTGGTGCCTGCGTTCTATTCCATCAACGATGCCGCCGGGCATATCGTCACCCGGGTGCATCACTCCCGCGTCGTCCGGTTCATTGGCAGAGAACTGCCGGAACTGGAACGGCAGGCGGAGCTTTACTGGGGCGAATCCGAGGTGGAAGCCCTGTACAAGGATGTTGTGGACCACGATAATGTTTCGGCCAACATGGCAGCGCTAACCTTTCAGGCCAACATCAACACCATGGAGGTCAAGGGTCTGGAACAGCTGCTTTCCCTTTCCAGCCCGGATGTGCAGCGGCGCTTCTGGAACACCATGCAGGCCCAGAGTGTGCTGCGCTCCAACTTTGGTGTACAGCTGGTGGAACAGGGCAACAAGATCAACAATACACAGTACACCTTCACCGGCCTGAAGGAAGTGTACGAGAGCATGTGCCTGAACCTGTGCGGCGCATCCCACTACCCTATGACGAAGCTGTTCGGACGCTCTCCTGCCGGCATGAACGCCACCGGCGAAAGCGATTTGAAGAACTACTACGACTATGTGGATACCCTGCGGGAAAGCAGACTGCGCCCGGTTCTGGAAAAGCTGCTGCCTGTTCTGGCCCGTTCCGCAGGCATCCAGCTGGAAGATGCAGACCTCAGCTTCCCGCCGCTGTGGACACCAACCGCAAAAGAGACCGCCGACATTGCCAAAATCAAGGCTGACAGCATCGTTAGTGCGTTTCAGTCCGGCTTGCTGGATGTGCCCGCTGCACAGCAGGAGCTGCGCCGCCTGAGCGATGAGACCGGCATGTTCGGCAGTATCACCGATGAAGCCATTGCCGCTAATGCGGGCAAGACTTATCAGGACGTGACCGCCCTGCGCGACCCGCTGGCGGGGCTGACAGAAAATCTGACCGGAATGGAGGTTCCTACTGCGGACACCTCGGTATTCGATTTCAACTCCCGCCACGACCCCTCCGACGGACGCTTTACAAGCGGCGGCGGGAGCGGTAAAATAGAGAAAACCAAGTACGCACCGTCTCCGCAGAGGAGCGAGAGCAAAATTCAGCTCAAGCCCAAGACCTATGCAAGGCTCACCGGTGTGTTGAACACGCAGTACCCGGGGCTGCTGGCTGGTGAAAAGGTCATTATTCGGGATGCCAATTATCAGTACCACGTTACTGCAGATGGCTTTGGTGGACTGAGCGTTGAACGGCGCATTCCAATCACGAACAGGAGGAAAAAATGAGCAAGCAGGAATCTGTATGGGTGCAGTATGTTCGTGAGCACTATGAACCTGCCTCTGATGTCGAGATGTCCTATGAGGACGAAAATAATTTGCTTTGGCTTTTGAATGCACCGGCAGGATATCAGGTTGAGGACGAGATGCTTGAGTATGCACAAAAGCACCCGGATGCAAGCATGAAAGAACTTATCGAATACTTCGATGAAGTTGCCCCGGACGGGCTTACTCCGGGCGACGATGGGCTAGACCTTGAGGAGAATTGACCTATGTCCAAGGATGATTACTTTGTTCTTGCATATCGCATTCTTTCATATCTCTACGCCTGCTTCAAAGCTGGCGAACAGCCTGATATGGACTGCATTTCAGCGGATGTTCTTCATATCCCCGTGGGGTACTGGTTCAACATCATGCGCAGCCTGACAGAAGAAGGCTATATTGTAGGGCTTGTTTTCCCTGCGTCGATCGGCTCCGCTGTCAGCGTCAAAGTCATTGACCTTCGCATTACGCAGAAAGGCATTGAGTTTTTGCAGGAAAACAGCATGATGAAAAAGGCCGCTGCTTTCCTCAAAACGATCAAGGAAACAGTGCCCTGCATTTAATTTAACAGTACAAGCGTCAGACGAAAGTCCGGCGCTTTTCTTTTGCCCATTTTCAGGAGGAAGCCTATGCCCACCCTTGCCCGTGCATCCCCTGACCGGGAACTGGAACGGCTCATCCGGCTGTACCTGCGTGCCGAAACAGATATCATCAACGAGATCGGCCGTCTGCGCAGTCAAGGCCTTGTGGATTATCACGCTGTGGCTGCTCTGGAACGGGTGCAGGCCATTCTCCGCCAGCTTGAAACGCAGGACTGGGAGTATGTACCGCGCCTTGTGGAAGCGCAGTTCTATGTGCGCCGCCCGGATGCCAGAGCTGTGCCCGGCGAGACGGTGGAAAAGCATCGGGCCGGGTATCTCAATGCTAAGACCCTCACCAGCACCCAGACGGACATTGTGCAGCGGCTGACCATGAACCTCATGGGCCAGCTGACCGATGCCCACAGCACTGTGCTGGCAGGCCTGCAGAGTGCCCTGCTGGGCCGCACGGAACCGGACATTTACCGGCGCGTTGGGCTGGAACAGGTAGCCGCACAGCAGGCTGCAGGGCGTGGCATCAACCAGAGCGTGCCCGCCTTTGTGGACGCTCTGCGCCGGGAAGGCGTGACAGCCTTCACTGACAAAGCAGGCCGGAACTGGAGCCTGCACACCTATGCAACAATGGTCTCCCGCTCCACCTCGCGGCAGGCAGAGATCTTGTCTGTGATAACCGCTGACCCGGAACAGGATCTATACCAGATCAGCGCCCACGGCACCACCTGTGCCCTGTGCGCTCCCTACGAGGGCCGGGTGTACAGCCGCAGCGGAAAAGACCCGGACTTCCCGCCGCTTTCAGACGCCTTCGGCAAGATGGACCCCGCTGGGCCGGATGATCTTTCCAACAGCTGGCTGAACATCCACCCCAACTGCCTGCACAGTCTCCGCCCGTGGACACCGGCAGGACGAACGCCGGAAGAGCTTGAGCGTATCAGGCGCTTTTCCAGCCCCAAGACGAACCCCTACAGCCGCGACCCGCGCACCGAAGCACAGATCAAAGCCTACCGCGACAAAGAACAGGGCCGTGCCAAGTGGCTTGCTCAGTACCGGCAGTGGGAACGCTACCGCACCGCCCTGGGCGACGAGGTACCCAAGACCTTTGCCACCTTCCAGCGGCACAAGCTGGCCGGGGATGAAAAATATCAGGGCTGGGTGAGCGCTTACCGTGACCGCCAAACCTGAAACGAACACGATGCAGACAGCACCGTGTTTTTTTATACCCATTTTTCGGAGGTGATGCCCCTTGATTGCCTATTACGGCAGTAAAATCAGCGAACACATGACCAAGACCCCGGAGGGCTTCCTCATCTGCCATGACGTGCCCATTGCGCGCATCGGCCAGCAGGAATACTTTGCCGGGGAACTGGGCCTTGACGGCGATCCTGACCGCCTTGTGCAGGTGCAGCGCCGCCCTGAAGATGTGTTCGACCCGGCAGCAGTTGCCAGTTTCGAGGGTAAGGATGTAACCCAGAATCATCCTCCTGAACGCCTGATGCCGGAAAATCACGCCCTTTACGCCAAGGGCCACGCAGAGAATGTTCACCGGGAGGGCGATTATCTTGTCGCTGACCTTCACCTGAAGGATCCCGGCCTGATCTCTGATGTGGAAAACGGCGTGACGCGGGAGGTGTCCTGCGGCTACCGGTGCTGCTACACGCCGGATGGCACGGGATACCGCCAGACTAATATCCGAGGAAACCATGTTGCGATCGTGCCCAGAGGGCGCGCAGGGCATCTGGTTGCCATTCAGGACAGTGCCGCCGCACCGGCGGAGAAAGGAACTGCAATGAACGAATCCGAAAAGAACCCCGCCGCTGTTGTGACTGCCGCGCCGGAAGCCGCACCCGCATCTGCGCCGGAAGCTGAACCCGCAAAAGACGCACAGCCCCCTGTGGCCGAAACTGCCCCCGCAGAGGACAGTGTCCCGCCTGCACCGGCAGAAAAGCCCGCAGGCAACAGTATTGATGCCAAGCTGGATGCTATCCTGAACGCCGTGACCACGCTGGTAAAGGCGCTGTCGCAGAAGGCACAGGAGCCTGTACAGCCGCCCGCCGACGCTGACCCCGGCAAGGATGACGGCGTGGACGGCCTGCTGGCAGGCATCACCAAGGCCGCACAGGACAGCGCAGCACAGGCTGCCCACCGTTCCGGCCGCACCAGCTACGAAGCAGTCTGTGAAGAATCGCAGGCCGCGTATGACGCATTCAACCCGCACAAGCATAAGGAGGCTTGATCGTATGGCACTTTCTCAGCTCAATCCGCAGATCATCGGCGCGGAGATGGAGCACGGCTTTGCCGGTTCCTACGCACGCCAGCCCGACATGATCGTTGTCACTCGCCCTGTGGGCGAAAAAGAGCCCCTGCCCTTCGGCATGGCTCTGATGTATGATGCAAATGGTGCCGTTGTCCTGATGCAGGGCTCCGGCGTTACCGCAGACAGGTTTGCGGGCGTTGCAGGCCGCGAGATGCGCTCTGCCCTGTCTTACACCGACCAGAACACCGGCGCATACACCACCGGCAATGCTGGCAGCGTGTTCCAGCGCGGCAGCATCAACGTGCTGTGCCAGAAGGGCACCCCGAAGCGCGGCGGCGCAGTGTACGTGCGCATCATCAAGAACACTTCGCTCCCCAATGCTGTCGTGGGCGGCTTTGAGGCCGAGGCAGACAGCACCAGCGCCAACACCGTAAAGCTGACCGGTTGCCAGTGGGGCGGCTCTGCAGACGCAAACGGCGTGGCCGAGCTGGTCATTCTCACCCGTCAGAACGTGTAACAGGAGGAACAGAATATGGCAGATTTCCAGAATGTCGGCAATTTCGATGCCGGTGTGTTTACCCCGAAGCTGGGCGGTGTTGCGCCGTCCGGCTCTTCTTTTACCATGGACGCGGCAGGCATTGCTTCCGGCGGTGCATTCCTGACCAGTGAGCTGGAAAAGCGCGACCCGCTCATCCGCAAGCCCCTGACCAGCGTCACCTATGCCCGCGATATCCCCATCCAGACCGGCGGCGGCTGGGTGGACTACGTCACCGCCATGAACGTGGCCTACGGCATCACCGGCGGCTCCGGCTCCGGTGCTGTGGGTGCAGGCGGTGCCAACGGCACGCCCATCATTCAGGCCAACGTTGCCAAGGGCGCATACAAGGCGCACCTGTTCAGCGCGGCTCTGCGCGTGAACTTCGTGGACATGCAGCGCTCCAACCTCATCGGCCGCAGCCTTGATCAGCTGCTGCAGGACGGCATCCGCCTGACCTACGACAAGCACATGGATGCCAACGTCTACACCGGCTTCGAAGACTACGGCACCACCGGCCTGATGAACAACCCCAATGTCACCGAGACCACTGCTGCCAGCAATGGTGCGGACTCCTCCTCTACCAAGTGGAAGGATAAGACCCCGCAGCAGATCCTGAAGGACGTGAACGACCTGCTGAGCGCTGTGTGGGCTTCCTGCGAGTATGACACCGATGCCATCCCCAACCACATCCTGCTGCCTTATGAGCAGTACAACTACATCCTGACCACCATGGTGTCCGATCTGGCATCCGAGACCATCTACGACTTCCTGATGAAGAACAACGCCGCTGTCAAGAATGGTGGTGAGTTGTTCATCGGCGGCTGCCGCTGGTGTAAGGGCGCAGGTACCGGCAAGACCGACCGCATGGTGGGTTACGTGAACAAGCCCCGTTACATCAAGATGGACGAACTGGTGCCTATGAGCCGCATCATGACTGCTCCTAACGTGACCAATGTCTGCTATGATACTGCATACATGGCAAACATTTCCGAGGTGCAGCTGTTCTACCCCACCTCCATTCTGTACGTGGACGGCATCTGAGAAAGGAGAAGCATCATGTTCATCCTCGCAAAGCGCAACATCATCATTCCCAGCCCTGCACCCGGTGTTGCACCGGTCGTGCTGAAAAAGGATGGTTTTGCCACCGTCCCCGACTGGGCCGCGGAGACGACCTATTTTAAGGCATTGGCGGCCGATGGTAAGATCGTTGCCACCGAACACCGCGATAAGGACATTCAGGCTGCAGCTGAAAAGCCGGTAAAGACCCGCAGGGCCAAGGCTGAGGAGAAGCCCGCAGAGCCTGCTGCGGCAGAGTAAGGAGAACGGCATGATCTACGGTGCACAGTTTGGTGGAGTCCGCCAGCAGGCGGCGAACCTCGGCGGCAGCGTCGGAAATTACACCGCTGAGCAGTTCAAGGAAGAATATCCGCAGTTCTGCAATGCCGACGGCAAGTGTCACCTGCCGGATGCTCTGCTGAATGAGATCGTGCGCATGGCCAATGTCAGCGTACAGCCGGACAAATGGCTGGACAGCTGGCACTACGCCGTGGGGCTGTATGTGGCACATTACGTGACCCTGCAGCTGCGCACCTTTGCTGAAAGCAGCGCAACGCCTGCGCAGGCTGCAGCTTCCGGTGCACTGGTGGGCGTGGTGAAATCCGCCACACTGGGCGACAGTTCTGTGACCTACGACACCTCCGCCCTGACCGCAGGCACTGAGGACTGGGGCGACCTGAATGCTACCACTTACGGCCAGATGCTGGCCAACCGCGCCCGGTTCATCGGGCTTGCGGGCAGTTATGTGATCTGAGGTGATGAAGGATGGACTGGACGGACTGGTACACCGACACGGCAGATGTGTTCCGCAATGAGAAAGTGACCGAGAACAGCCTGACCCACATGGAACGCAGGCAGGTGCTTTCCGGTGTTGCCTGCCGGGTCTATCAGACAAAGCCCAGCGGGCTGCAGATGAACCAGACTGCTGCCAGCATCACCCAGACCGATAAGCTGGCCTGCGGCATCGAAGTGGATATCAAGCCCGGAGATGAGCTGGTGATCCACAGAGGTGCAAAGCTGGGTTATACTGCGCCGGACGAGCGCTATTTTGCAGACACACCGGAGCGTTATTATGAACCCTTCGGTGCGGTCATGCCGGGGCTGGCCCATCAGGAGATCACACTGTTGAAGCAGGAGCGTGTGAAATGACGCTGGATGAATACATTCAAAAACTGGAAGCAGCTCAAAAAGTTCTGCCGGATATGATTTCTGTTGCCGCGAAGAACGCCACCATCCGCGCAGTGGAAGCCGCACAGGAAAAGACCCCGCCCACAGCAGACAGCCTGAGCGGCATCAACACCCGCACCGGTGAACTGAAGCAGCATTGGGCCACGGACAGCAAGATCATCCCGGAGCAGCAGGCCGGGCAGTATGTCACCGAGCTGAATAATAACAAAGAATATGCTTCTTTTGTGAATGACGGCCACCGGATGGACAAACATTTTGTGCCCGGCCTGTATGTGAACCCTGCTTCCGGCCTGCTGGAATATGACCCCAGCCGGAAAGATGAGGTGGGCATCATGGTGGGCACCCAAACGCAGTACGTGGAAGGCTTGCACATGACCGATGCTGCCCAGCAGGCTTACGAAGAAACGCTGCAGGCGGAACTGGAAAGAACCGGCAGAGAGCTGGAAAGGATTCTGAGATGAACTTTACAGTTACCACCATTGCACGTTCGCTGGCGGCACATCTCGCGCCTGTCCTGCCCGGTGTGCAGATGCTTGAAGATCCCGCCCAGCAGGGTGTAGAACCGCCCTGCATGTTCCTGCAGCAGCGGTATTCCAACATCAAACCGCACCCGGGTGGGCGCTGGCTGCGCACCATCGGCGTAGACCTGACCTATCTGCTGGATTACAACCTGCCTGACCTGCAGCAGCAGTACAGTGCCGCCGCAGAAACCTTAGACCTCTGCATGGAGGTGTTTCCCTATACCGATGGTACAGACACCGCCCTGCTGCGGGCCTATGACCGCAAGACAGACATTGATTCCGACGGTTTGCATTACAAATTCGAGCTGCGTATTTTTGTGGAAAAGCCCGAAGATGCTGTAAAGATGCAGACCCTGAGCATCGATCAGAAGGTGGATAAATGAAAGAAAAAGAAACCCAGTATCGCCGTGAAGTTCTGCTGAAGGACCCGCGTTTTGCGAGATATCAGCCGGACTTTCTGGCTGCGGTACTGAACAAACCGTATTACACCCTCGCAGAGGCGCAGGCCGCTGTGAAAGATTTTTGGAAGGAGTGACCCGCTATGGCAGCAGGTGGAACCTTTACCGTACAAAACAAAGTCCGGCCGGGCGTTTACTTTCGCTTCCGGTCGAAGAACAAACAGGATCTGACCGTCGGCGACCGCGGCATTGCTGCGCTCTGTGAACCTCTGCATTGGGGTCCGACGGCCAAAGTGATTGAGATCGATGCCGGTGCCGACATGACCGTGTACACCGGTTATGATATTACTGCGCCGGAAAACCGGTTTCTGACCGAGATCTTCAAGGGCACCAACCGCACGGCAGCGCCCCGCAAGGTACTGCTGTACCGTCCCACGGCCAGTGGTGCCGTAAAAGCCACCATGGAGATCGCGCCGCTGACCGCTACCGCAAAGTATGTGGGCGTACGCGGGAACGATATCTCCGTCGTTGTGACGGCGCTTTCCTCGCCGGAAGGCAGCTTTGAGGTCTCAACTGTAGTGGATGGTGAGATCAAAGACCAGCAGACCGCCAAGACGGTGGAAGAACTGGCTGCAAACAGCTGGGTGGACTGGAGCGGCACCGGCGCTCTGACTGCCAATGTAGGAACTGCCCTGACCGGCGGAGAGGACGGCGTGGTAGCAGCTTCGGCTTACAGCGCATTCCTGACCGCCATTGAGCCCTACAAGTTCGATGTGCTGATCTACGATGGCGCGGACAACACGGCGCGTACCGCGATGGAAAGCTTCATCAAGCGGGTCAATACCGAGA